CCCTGCTTGACGGATTCCTTCGTATGCCGAACCTTCGCCCTAAAGGCCGATGAAGCCTCCGGGAGATAGTATTCGGACGAATATCCGTCCTGGTTGATCTTCTTGAGGACTTTGGCAGTTCCGCCAGAGCCACCGAGAGTGATCGTAAGAGTGTCGCCTAGAGCCATGACAGCTTCCTTTCAAGGTAAGTTGGGTATCCAATCAAGGTCTATCGGAGTAAACTCCGAGGAACTCGTTGAATTCCCAAAGCACCAAGAATGGATAGTTGCCTTGCCGAAAGATTCGGCAAGGTGGCCGTAATTGTTGGACCAGAGCCCTGTGCACGAGTAATCGTTTTCAGGGTACAGGAGCCATCTCCACCGAGAATCCAGGAATCAGTTTGATCCTGGAGAACGGTGAATTCTGTGTTAGTGATAGTGGTCGTCATTACATTGACTACACCGCTACTGGCACCGATAGTATTATCAGTGGCTTGTAAATAGTCACCAATATTACCGAACCAGTCGATCATCCAGGACCATGGCATTAGCTGCCATGCGGCCTGAGTGAATCCACTAACACCGGCCCCGAGAAGTGCGCGTGCGTACCTCTCGGAGTCAGCCTTGGTAGTCGGTGGGAGGTTTCCCTCATCTGGGCGCCACCTAAGTGTCGCCCAGGTCTTTGAAGTGGTGATAGACCGCTTCTTAGCCACGACAAGACCATTAGAAGAGTGAATAACCACATTTTGTGGGTCACTCTGAACGGTCTGAATACCGAGATTGATCCTGCGTTTAAGACCCCCGCTAGAATGAAGCCTCCTCCACTCCTCCGCTCGAGAGCGGAATTGTGAAGAAAAATTAAGGGCTTTATTCATGTCAGAGATAAGCGGTCGCCACCCAAACTGATAAGAAAGGAACGCATTAGCGCCCTTCCTCAGAAGAGTGTCTCCCGCTATCTTGAACAAACCGGGTAGATCCTTAAGCTCGCCAATCCAGGCGGGCAAGTTAAACAAGGGACGGCTAGGATTAGTCCTGGCTATTGCTTGAGTAACAGGATCTTGGGGACTGTCAGTGGGCTCATGTATGGGCACGAAGCCCCTATAGAGCTCAGGAGGACACTTACGGAGTTCTCTTAGCAAGGTAAAGTCGGGACCACCTTCTAGAAAC